CATGTCATAAGAATAAGGTGATCCCCCTTCCTGTTCTATTCCAGAACGAAAATCTTCAAATGCTGTTCCTGTATCTACAGGATAAGAACGGGATGGTCCGCCCTCCTGTTCAATTCCGCTTCTGAAAGGAAGACCTTCCTCAGCGAGTTGGTTCCTCGCTGCTTCCGTGGCTCTAGCCAAGTTGGCGGTCGCCTCCGCGTTCTTGATGTACGTCATTCCTTCTTTAAATTTCTCCGCTCCTTCCGCGCCTGCTTGAGATCTCAACCACGCCTCATTTCCAGCCCATTTGCTTGGTGTTACGCCCATGAACTTATCTATGTCATTTTGGGTGAGTCCGGCCTGTTCAAAATATTTTCCAGCCTGCCCCAAGCTTGTTCCGGTGCCTGTTTGTCCAAATTGTTGAATCGCCGCATTTTCCGTGTCAGGATCAAAAGGCGCATCATATCTATTTCTTATTGCCTGATCCCATAAAGCGGCACTTTTATCCTCTCCGTAAATTTCGTCTAGATACCTATGATGGGCCTGGTTGTTGGCGATGCTTCCGGCCAGCATCTGGAAAGGATGCACGAATCCTCTGCCTATTTTTCTTCCTGTATTGGCGATTCCCTGTCCTAGGTTCGTCGCCGTGTCTCTTACCGCACGCCCGAAGGCGCCTGAAGTTCTAAAATCAGTGGCTCTTGGTGAGCCAGAAAATTTACCTGTAGCCCTGTCACTGAATGAACCACCTCTTCGTGGTGCTGTCTGTCCTCTTGGTGAGCCAGAAAATTTACCTGTAGCCCTGTCACTGAATGAAGAGCCTCCTCTGGATGGGGGACTACCAGAAAATTTCCCTGTCGCTCTGTCATTGAACGAAGGTCCACGTCGCCAATTGAATGCCATTTTAATATTCTCCTAATTTATGCGCCCGGTAAAATTATCATTTTCAGAACCACGAGAACAACGATGACGATGATGCCGGCTTTAATCCAGTCCTTCATGCCCCACTCGTTCCACTCCTTCAAGTGGTTCCAAATATCTTTCAATAACTTCATGTTTACCTCCTAGTGAATTGTTGGTGGCGTATCATGGTTCTCGCCATAATACATTTCGTCAGCCATTATAAACGAATCCAGCATGACTGCAAATATTTTCTGCGCTTCTGCGGGACCCAGTAACCGTATGTATAAGTTGCGTGTAACCGCCATTAATCCGGCCGCGACCAGAAGGTCATGACCCGGGTTTTTTTTCAGTTCTTCCGCGACAAGCTTTTCAGCCTTGTGCATCACGTCAGCTACCTTAGTTACGTTTGGATTTTCCATTAGCCTTTCCTCTCTCCCTCATCGCCGCAATTTTTTCATTGCTTCGGTTCTTCGCGGTTTCCCTTAATGAAGCCACGTCCTCCTTAATTTCAGTAGTTGCGTCTTTCTGCCCCTCTTTCATAAGGCCGAAAGATTCTTTTACCATGCCTAATTCATTACTACTAGACATTTTTTCTCTCTCCAAGTCAAGCTTTTCCGCATCGACGGCTGTATCCATAAGCATCTTGGTTTGGTCGTGCTCTCCTTTTTGCTGCAATTCAGCGGCTTTAAGGTCAATTTCTTGTTGTTTTAATTTAACCAATGGATCTTGGTCTTCAAGTCCGCTTCTTTGAGTTTCTTCCTGAGCCATTTCCTTGATCAACTGTGCTTCAACGACAGCAATCTGAGACTCTTTTTGTATACTGAATTGTTGCTGCATTTGCTGTGTTTGTTGAGCCACTTGTTGCTGCATCATTGGATTCTGCTGTGCCTGTTGCTGCATTTGCTGGATCTGTTGTTGCATTTGTTGCGCTTGTTGCTGCATTTGCTGTTCCACTTGCTCCGCCGCCATGATCGCAATGTGCTGCAGTATATGCGCTTCCATCATCGCGTACACTTGAACGTTAATTTGAACTGGTCTCGTAAACATGAATTCCGCGTGCGCCTCTATGTGCGCCTTGTGATTTTGTTGTGGAAACGCTTTTGGTTCCGTTCCACGCATTCCTTCTGAATTTTCAGTTGCCGCGCTTTTTGGCGGTGGATTTCCTGGATCCGGTTTCAATAATGCATCAATGTTATCAACATCCAACGCCTGATAAACCCTTCTGTACGCCTCACGCAAATTGTGCAACGCCGGATTGGCGATTGCCATCTGCAATTGCTGCTGCGCCAGCATGACACGCTGTGACATCGAGAATATGTTTGGATTGGATACCGGCAGAATGTCAACGCGATCATCAAAATCTTGTTGCTTGATCATTCTGTTTCCACCCTTCACCATGTAAGGATATTCAGGCGGAAGAAACATCTTGATGCAACGCGCTAATAAATTAAATTCAACGCCTTGCGCGTAGTGCAATCGCTTATGAATCGCGCTCATGACTTTTGTTCCACGCTCTAAAAGAGCAAGCGTGGTTCCAACTGGATTCTGCTCGTTACCTTCACCCATCTTCATGTCCGCGATCGCCGCGAATGATTTTCCCGCGTCAACACAGAAACCCAAGAGGGCGAATAAAGTTTGAGACGGTTCCTTGTAAGGAAGTGGCAACAGTGATTCTTTTATTGAAACTCCCGTCACGTCAACGTCACGAAATTCCCCCGGCTGCAATGGCTCGTCATGATCGCGTATGCGCATGCCTCGTGCCTTGAAACCTGCCGGAAGATTGGCAAGAGTTCCCGCATCAACTAACTGCCGCAAAACACTAGTTGCTGTTCTTGACAATCCGCCAAGCATGTGTATCAGACCAAAGCCGTAAAACCCCAGTCCGGGGAGGAATTTGTAGTGCGTAAAATAGTCAGTTCGTCTTTTTAATTGGTCAGTTTCCAACCAGTTTCTTTTTATTCCTAAAACCTTGGATGAAAACTGGTCAATCGTGATAATATACGGAAGCTTGACTTCGCTTGGGTCCTCGAACCCTGGAACATCGGCGTCAACATGCATTTCCAAAAGAACGTGCTCATCATCATCCGATGCAAGCGTGTCGCTTGTTCCCTGAAGTTCATCAATCTTATCCGCCACATCGCTTGTTGTTGAAACGGATCCGGATGTAATTGGAACGTCGCGGTAAAATCCACTAACCTGTTTCTTTCTCAGTTCATTGGAATCAATTTTCGTGACATGCGTAATTCTGATTGCTTCTTCAAGCGAGGAAGCCATGTAATTTACAACACAATCCTCGGAAGAAACGAATTTTGAAACTGGTCGTTGCAATATTGAATCATAGTAAGTTTTCTTGAATGCCGAACCTGACAGAGGAAGATAGAACAGTAATTGATCCATGTCCGGATCATATTCCCTCATCACGTGCGTCAGTTGGTAATTCATGTAATCCTTGACACGCTTCGCCTGCTCCTCGACTTGAGGAGTGATCTCGCCGACAACTTCCGTGTTAACGGGTCCTGCTGGAGGAAGAAGCTCCTTATACGCCTGTGCCTGAAACTGCGTCACTGATTCCGCGAGCAGTGGATGTACTACACCTGCCGCACCCTCGAAAGGCTGCGTTCGGTCCTCATACTTGAATCCAAGCATGTCCAATCCCTTGACATACGTTTCCTCCCAATCCTTTCTTGATTGTTTGTCGGATTCATAAGCCGCCACCAGTTTATTGGATAAATCCTGAAGATCACTTTCTTCAAGAAAATTAGCAAGATTTCCTCCGAAAGGAATCTGCGATTGGTCAACTGGTGCGTTAGGATCCGTGTTTATTTCAGCTCCGCCGTCCGGTAGATTAGTAATCTGCGCGCCACCTTCAGAAGTAACAGTTTCGTCAGGAACTTGTATATCAGCTCCCTGACCCACTTGTAAGCCATCTGTCAGTGCTTCGATTGCCTTTTCTATTGAACCAGCGGCAGGCCTTCTTGATTTAATAGCCATTTTACTTCTTTACCATTTTTTTATTAACAATACCACCTTTTTTATAGACTGGAATGGTCGCTTCTCCTGGAATTTTAATTCCAGTGTTAATGTCTCTCATTTCAATTAACGGGATCTTCTCCCACGTAAATCCGTTCCCGTCAACAATTGTTGTATCAGTGAAGTTGAATCCGCTTTTCTTCGCCATTCTTTTCATCGCCTTCACTCCGATTTCATCATAGAATTTGTCGCCACCTTTAGGAATAGCTCCGTGCGCCTTTTTCATCTTTCCAGTTGAAAGGGCGACACCGTCGTATCCCTTGTCATTCGCCATCTTCATCAATCCTTGCATGAACAGCTTCGCGTAGTTCTCTGACTTCTTAAACGCGGTGTCAGGGTGAACTTGTCCACTTCTTCCAGTTGCTTTAGCTTGAGCTTCCACTTTTTTCTGTAATTTCTTCACGTCACCGATCAGTTTCTTTATTGCCTTCTCAATGTTCTTCAATTCAGCCACATTCGCCTCTGATTCACGCTCAACTCTGGGCAACGCCTTGATCGCGTCCTTCCTGAGCCTTGTTGACTCCAAAGTCTGCTTTTTTGTGTCCAGTTGCTTCGCGAATTCGCCCATTTCGGCGAGAACGTCATGCTTATCGAGCCGTGGGGCGTAATTATATCCCTTTTGCGCCACTGCTTGATGCAAATCGGACTGAATTTCCTCGGCCATGAGGATTTTTCGTCCACTTTCATCAATTCTTTCACTGAACCTAAGCCAACCGAAGGGTGAATTGCCAGTATTCCCCTGAAAAACCTCTCCGCTGAAATGTCCTGACCTATAATCAGCCTCTTTCGCCCTTACGGCACCCGTATCAAAGTTCTGATAGAACTTCAATTCGCCGTATCCGGACCCTCCGGGTATGAACTGCGCCCCTTCGTGCGCCGGAGTCCTCTTGCTCTTGTAGAAGAATCCCCTTCCCTCGCTCATGTCGCCTAAACGGTATAATAGTTTCTTAGTCCAGAAGGGAATCGGCACGTCCGCCGTCATCACCTGCCTATCAAAAATGTTAAGCGCCTGATAAAGCTCCTCGAACGCCTGCTCCTCCGAGATGTTCTTCGCGATTGACAGTTTCGTCACGTCCTGTGATGGAACAAGCGTCGCCAGTTCATCACGGTATCCCTGCTTTACAATGTTGTTAGTCGTATGGAACAAGTTTGGAAACGCCTTCTCCCACAGTTCCTTGAAAACGCTGTCCCTGGTTTGAAAATGATATGCCTGTCTTCCCGTCGGCTCCAAAAGCTTGATTATTTGGTCTTCTTGATCCGCCCGCGGCGCAACTTTCGTCGTCCCCTTCATGATGTCAATCAGTTTTCCCCGTAAAACAAATCCGACCCTGTCCTGCGGTGGCTGGTGCAGGTCGGTCAGGAGCCTCGCGTCGTTTGAGAATATGTCGACCTGGTCGTCATAATGTGACGGTCCTCTCTTCTCCCTCACATCCAGGAGCATTTTAGCGAGATCCTTTCCTCCTCTTGAAACCGGCTCCGCGATCGCGATGTCCATGTCAATCTTCGGCATCTCACGGTTGTAGTTTTCAATGAGCTGCGCCTTTGTAAGCTTTTGCTTGGGATTGGCTTTGTGCATGTTCGTGAGCAACGCTTCAAGACCGAATTCATCAAGCTCCGTGGCGGATACTCCAGGCTTGTTCCTGATTGTTCCAAGCCACTGCTGCGCGTTCATGTTCGCGGCGTCGGGCATGTCCTCAATCGCGTTGACTGTTGATAGAAACATCGCCGGCTTGTCCTCGACCGCCTGTCCTACGACAACTTCAGTCGTCGCCTTTGGTTTAGCCAATGAAGGCTTCTTAATGTCTCCGAATCTTCCCACGGCCTTTGGAACTCGTCCAAGCTTTCCGAACAGGTTCGCGAATCCCCCGACTTGAAAATGCTGTCGTCTTGAACGATCAATGCTTTCCAACGGGTCTAGTAATGGCAGTCCTTCCGGCATGGGTCCTCTCTCTGGCGCTATTGTATCAGTTAAATGTCCGTTAATCAAGCCACCTTTGTTTCTTACTAATATGTCTTCCGGATCCAAAAATCTTTTTCTCAATTGAAAAATATTATGTGGCCTTTTACCAAATGTTATTAATTTTTTATTTATTGGACTGTAGAAGGTTGTCTCCAGTCCGCTTCGTTCCAATGCATTATGGGCGTCCTTGATTATAAGGTCAAGATATGACAGCTCCCCTTTTTCTGCGGCCGTTAACGGAGAAGTTCTTGTGGATTCCGGGCTCCATGTTCCACCCGCTTTGAGCCTCCCAGTTCCCCTTACTTTTCCGTGTGGGGTGAACGTATATCCTAAAATGTCAAACTGCCTCACCAAAGCTTCAATGAGTGGATATTCAATGTCTATGTGGGTCTGGTTCTGTTGTTTTGTTCCTGCAATTTGTGGCCTTCTTATCTTATCAACGAATTCCTCCGGAATCATTTCATACCGCGTCATAAGATTTTTTATCTTTCTTAGCTGTGAATTTTTCGCCATCGCCCCGAATGTTTGTTGTCTTCCCTCCAACGCTTCTCCCAGAACATGCAGTCTTTCAAATCTATCACCAAACACCCTCTTGATCATTTTACTGTATTTAGGGTCATCCATCATTGCATGTAATTCAGGTGAAGACTTCAGGGTTGTCTTTTGTCTTTTTATGAATTTATCAGATCCAATTTTAGATGAAAGGGGACGTGATGAAAATAATTTTTGATATTCATGTGGTGTGGGAATATTCCTTCCTGTCTGTCCGTTGAATGCCTTGACATAAGCCGTAAAACCCCTCGCTATCTCCGGTCCCTTGTCCACCCTTCCTGTTCTTTTTTTAGGATATGAATAATATTGTGTTTTTCCTGTAGTTTCCTCCCATGACTTCACGAACGCCTTATAATCCGCGATTGACTGCGCGTTGGGGTTTTCGTCTAACGCCGTCTTGGGAACCTTCACTGAATATTCTTTGTAAAGGCTTTTCATATTATCAAGCCTATTCTGGAACGCTACAAGACCAGACTTTTCTCTTCTTATTTTATTCCACGCATTCAGGTTCTTGAACGCCTCCGGTGTGACAAGTTCATCTTTATGTAAACGTTTGATTAATTCATTCAGCTCCAATTTTCCGGCGGATGGTTGTCCTTCAGGTCCGCTTCTAAGTTTTTTATAAGAAAAATCAGGATTGTTTTTCCTGAACACCGTCTCAAATACATTGTCGCCTTTCCAAGGAGGAACGGTTTTTTCATTTTTGAACGTCTCATTGACAAACTTAGCAAGCTTGAACTGGTCGTTGATCTGCGCGTCTGATTTTCCTACCCTGTGCTTAAAATATCCTTTGACGTCCTTTACTTCATCTTCAGTCAAGGGATAATTTGTTTTCTTTTTCTTGCCCGCAAAAACCTGTTCATTTTCCCGTATAATCTTGTCCTTGGTCTTGAGAAGATGATGCTGGGTAGTGCTGTAGCTGCTTTCCTGCGGGAGGACATCTTTCTTAAAGTCTACAAAATAATCCTTGGTAATGTCAATGTCCTTTCCCTTGCCAAATACATTTTTAAACTGGCCGTGAAGTATGCCTTTATAGGTGGAATAGCCTTTTCCCAGTGTGGCAATGCCAGTTAACATTACTCAGGCCACAATGAAGCGATGCCGATTGGCGCCGCCACCCCGCCAACGAGAGCCTTGTTCTGCAACGCCATTTTGCCCATGGTCAACGGAGCCCCAAGCGTTTCTCTTGTCGCCTGCTCCG